TCAACACTGTTAAAGAATTGAAAGATAAAATTAGAACAATGCGTGGTGCTTCTATTGCTGCTGGCGGCGAATTCAGTTTCGAGAATCTTGTATTCAAAGAGTTACGTAATCGCGGATACCTAGATAAAATTAGTCGTTATGAGCAGAAATTAAAAGATGAGGCATTGAGTTTATAATGGGAAGAAGCTATAGAAATAGAAAAACTACATCTCGAAAAATTGGTGGGATTACGTATCGAACAACTACTTCATACGGAAAAAATGGACCAAGAACTACGCACTCTTCATCCAGTGCTGGACATACATCTTCTGTTTCTTTTTCTAATGGAAAAACAAGAAGAACTTCTACAGTAAATCACGGAAACGGGCAAGCAACTGTTTATACAACATATTCGGGTGGTCGTAGAGGTAGAAAATCTAGTGGAAGTATAGAAGGATATCTTTTTCTATTTCTTTTTATTATTGTATTGTGGATCTATCAATCGATTGCGAGTTTATTTCATTAAATGATTGACTTTTCAGACGATCCAAGGTATAATGAAAGAGTAGCAGTAGTTCAAGAAGAAGATCTGATATACATAAAACTATATCGTGGTGGTGAATTGGTATATATAGGAGTGTTAAAGGATGAGCAAGTTGGAAATGAAACTAGAGATAATGGAAATGAAAATCAGCGATCTGGAAAAGCTAGTCGCGATTGATATGATTGATAATGGTTTCGTACCATTTATCGAATCTGATGTTAAAGCATATTGGAGTGAACACCTATGAGTCTTGGTCATGTAGTTGTTTGGTCTAAGCCAGACTGTCCTTTCTGTTTAAAATCAAAAACAGCTTTGCGCAACGCAAACATTCCTTTCGAAGAAAAGATGCTCGATGTCGATTTTACTCGCGAGCAACTTCTCGAACAATTCCCGCATGCTAAATCATTTCCAGTTGTAGTAGTGGATGGTTTTCATATTGGCGGTTATACACAGCTTCAACAAAAACTTAATGAAGAGTTTAGCAACACACAAAAACTTCTAAACGAATAGGTGAAACATGGGTATGTACAAGCGTGATGATATTCTCAAAGATCTAAAACAATCAGTCATCGAAGTAACATTTACAAAGGTCAATGGTCAAAAGCGTGTTATGCGTTGCAGCCTCGACCCACGTTATTTACCTGCTATTAAACCAGAGCAGTTATCTCACTTAGATGAAGAGCATAAGAAAAAAGAAAACAAGGACACTATCGTATGTTGGGATGTTCACAATGGTGGATGGCGTTCTTTCCGTGTAGATTCAGTTGAATACGTACAAGAAATAGAAGGATACTAATATGGCACACTGGTGGGGTTATCACTTGATGTTGGATTGCGCAGATCTCGACAAAGAGCAGATTTCAAGTTACGATAACATTTATGCGTTTGCAAAAGAGCTCGTACGCGACATTGATATGATTGCTTATGGCGAGCCGCAGATCGTTGAATTCGGTACAGGCAACAAAGCAGGTTATACACTTGTTCAGCTGATTGAAACATCAAACATCTGCGCACACTTTGTTCCTGACGATGGCAATGGCGGTACAGCAATGTATCTTGACGTATTCTCCTGTAAGGAATATGACACTGACATCGTTATTGAATTGGTAAAGAAGTTTTTCTCAGCAAAGTATATTCGCCCTAACTATCTGACACGACAGGCATGAGGTATACAATGAGTGATATTATTGATCAAATTGCTTATGAAGAAGATGACTGGGAAAGAAAGACAAACGCTAAGTTGTTATCAAAGCGTATTGGTTCTATTGTCCCGTCAGTACGATTTAAAGTTCGCGTTCGTGATGACTCTATTCAAGGACCAAACCCATTTCGTTGGAGCGAGATTAACACGTTTCAAATGTTTGGTGGTAAGAAAGTTATTGTGTTCTCGCTTCCAGGCGCATTTACGCCAACATGCGACACTTACCAACTCCCTGGATTTGAAAACAACTACGACAAGTTTAAAGAGCTTGGCATCGATGACATCTACTGCATCTCAGTTAATGATTCGTTTGTAATGAATTGCTGGGCAAAGCAGCAGAACTTGAAGAACGTCAAGGTAATTCCTGATGGTAATGCCGACTTCACAACTGCTATGAACATGTGCGTATCGAAACGTAATCTTGGATTTGGCGAACGTTCTTGGCGTTATGCATTCATTGCTGATGATGGTATCATTACAGCATGGTGGCAAGAGCCTGGATTTGGTAATAACGTAGACGAAGATCCATACGGTGAAACATCACCTGAAAACATTTTACAATATCTTCAGGCGAAAGCAGTAGAGGCAGAACGTTGATAAGAGGATTTACCTGTAGCGCATTTGATCTGCTTCATGCGGGTCATGTAGAAATGCTGCGTGAATGCAAACAGTACTGCGATTATTTGATTGTTGGGTTACAAACTGACCCATCAATCGATCGCCCAGAAAAGAACAAACCAGTTCAATCTATCTACGAACGCTACGTTCAATTGCGTGCCTGTAGATATATTGATGAGATTATTGTTTATGAAACAGAACATGATCTCATCAATCTATTAGGTATTGAGCCAATTGATAGAAGATTCGTTGGTATAGAATATGAGAGCGTTTATCTTACTGGACAAGATGTATGCAATCGCCGTGGAATAGAAATCATATATAATAGTAGATATCATATGTATAGTAGTAGTGAATTGAGGAGTCGTTTGAAATGAGTTTTAGTGATCAATTTTTTAATGAAGTCGTAGAGATCGCAAACGCATTAGATAAGAACGAGGTAGAACGACTTGCAGAAGCTCTGGCAACAACAAGAGAATGCGGAGGTCGCGTTTTCATTCTCGGAGTTGGTGGCTCTGCAGGGAATGCTTCTCATATGGTCAATGACTTGCGCAAGTTATGCGGTATCGAAACTTACTGCCCAACAGACAACGTATCAGAGCTTACTGCTCGAACAAATGATGAAGGGTTTGACACCGTATTTGAAGGATATCTCAAAGTTAGCAAGCTCAACCGAGATGACACCATCTTCATTTTATCCGTTGGAGGCGGCAACAAAGAACGTAATGTGTCAGTAGGATTGATCAAAGCAATCGATTATGCGAAGTCAGTTGGCGCATTAGTTCTTGGTATTGTAGGTAAGGCAGAAGGATATACAGCAGAAAAAGCTGATACATGTGTCGTTGTTCCTCCATTAGTTCCTGATCGTGTTACGCCGCACTCGGAATCTTTCCAAGCAGTTGTTTGGCATTCACTTGTTTCCAATCCTAAACTACAGATTAACGCTACAAAATGGTAAAAGCAATTTTTTTTGATCGAGATGGCATTCTAAACCATCTCGTCAAGAGAGAAGATGGTAGTTATACAGCTCCTTGGAATGTAAATGAATTTGAGTTTGTTGACATGGCCAAGGAAGCCGTTAACATTGTTACTAATTTAGGTTATGGTGCTCTTTGCGTTACCAATCAACCAGACGTTTATGATGGTAAGCTCGATAAAACACATCTCAACATTATGAATCGAATGTGTATAAATTGGCTAGGTCTTGATGATATTCTTTGCGCATACGAGCGCGGATCTGCTTGGTACAAACCAAACAATGGTATGATTGAAACATTCATCAAGAAATATAAAATTGATCGTAGTCAATCATATATAATAGGCGATCGTTGGAAAGATATTGTTGCTGGTCACAAAAGCAAATTAACAACGATTTACGTTGGTGCTAATTACACCAAAGAACAAAGACCAGAAAAATACAAAGATATATTTCCAGACTATATAGTTGATAGCACGTTGCAAGCAGCAACACTGATTGAGGAGCTAAGTTACGATGATTAAATTATACGCCGATGGCGCTGCAATGGATGGTATTATTGCAGCCGCAAAAGATGATACTATTTCTGGATTCACAACCAATCCTACATTGATGCGTCAAGCTGGTGTTACCGATTACACTCAGTTTGCGCAAGACGCTATCTCTTATCTTGCAAAAATGCGACCAGAAACTTGTTTGTCATTAGAAGTATTTGCTGATGAACCAAGTGAAATGATCCGTCAAGCAAGATTAATCGACAGCTGGGGTGAAAATAACAATTACTCAGTTTATGTTAAAATCCCAGTAATGCATATAGATGGAACACCAACAACTTCTATCATCAATCAACTTTCCCACGAAGGTATTAAACTGAATGTGACAGCAGTTTTCACTGGCGAACAGTTTGATGAAGTTTTAGAAGCTTTGTCTCCGAAAACGCAAGCGATTGTTTCTATTTTTGCTGGTCGTATTCATGACGTTGCTGGAACTATGAGTTATATCACGACTGCTAT